CACTCACCGGATACGTAGCCTACTTCCCAAAATGCAACAAACGCTTTGCCTCCAACCGTGCCAGTCCATGCAGTGCCGTTAAACAATGCTGTGCCGTATTGCGGCGGTTTTCCGTACAGCGTCCATGTCAGGCAGTAGCTGCACGGGATGACGGCACAGCACCCGTCAGTCGGGATTGGATTACATGCTGGCGACACAAACTCGCTGCACTTTTTCAGCTTAGTTGGCTTGTCAGGTGTCCAGAATTCCGGCCCCATTTAAGCACACTCCGGCGTACCGCAAATCGTATCGACCAACCACTTGGGCGTACAGTAGTCACTCCTCGGATACATATACGTAGCGCGGCCAGTGCGGCCAACCAAGTCTTCTGCTGTGTAGAAAAGCAGGATCTCACAAACATCTTCAACCGTGACGTAACCGTACTGATCTTCGTCTGGAATTGCCGCCGTGCAGCCGCCGGTGTACCAAGTTGGCTGGACGGTCAAAATCATTTCAGTCGGTGAAACACATTCAACACTTATGATCGTGAACCAGATTTCGTGCGTGCCGCCGCCGATAAGATAACGGCCCTGCCAGCGTCCGCGTTTCAATGGTTCGTTGACGTTTTTGTAATTCCGGTTGTTGTATTCTTGTACAACCTTTTGGATCTGAGCGATTGCCGCTCTAGTCAGCAGGAATGGTTTTTCAAAAGCCATAGCACTATGCCTCGTAGCAAATAACTCGAACCTTACACGCAGCCGTATTTGCTTTCATGTATATCGTAGCACCAGGTTCAAGTCGAATTGTGTGAGGCATATCACTCGGCTTTAAGCGACCCACGTAAACTCCTGCTGATCCTCCCCATTGCACATAATTTGTCGTGTCTAAGTTATAGAACACCGCGACCCCCAATGTGGTGATGTCCGTAAATACAAGCGTTTCTTCAGTCGTGCCGATGACCACAATGATATCACGACCGCCTTGAGCGACTTGAGTGATCTGCGTGCTTGAATCAAAACGAGTTGTGAATTTTCCGTTTACGCATGACGTGTTGATATTAACTGTGATTTCATTAGCCATAATCGAATTGCTTTCTTATGGGATAAACGGAAGAAGTGAAAAATCTAGCAACTCATAAACTCGATAGTTTCGCTCTAGCAACGGGAGATTTGCCGCAAGCCTTACACCGTTAATATCTAGTCCTATCGGAGCTGCTATTGGTATAGCATTGCCATCCTGATCTGGATCTGTCATCGCCTGTGGCGCGCCAGCCACGAGTTCCCGAAATCCCACATTCAAAATGCTTAAATCAGTTGATGTTGCGACATCGACAAACTTCGGCCCTAGGTTAATTTCGATGACAATTGTCGTCGTATTGAAACGGAATTGGTTTCTGAACTGTGGCCCTGAAATAGATATGGAGCGTATTCGTGCTTGCCGCTCCTCAACCATTAAGCCGTCGATAGTAAAATTGTTTTCGTTAACCCTATTAACCCATGTTTTAACAGCGTTGATTCCCAAACGCTTATTAGTGGTGATCGTCGCCACCCACAGACTGTCGTCTTTTACAGCAGCAGGATCGAATGGATCACCGGCAGTATTTACTATCGGTATTCTTGCACCAGCGTTATTAAGGAACCCTGTGGTGGCTAAAACCTGATATTGCTCACTTGACCATGAAACACCATCAGTGTCATTTTCAGGGTTTTGTTCTTTGACTGGGTCTGGTGCGTTAGGATTGCTACCACCGCCAGATTGATCACCAGAACTATCGTTTGTTTTGTACTGTGCTGTATAAACCCAGCCTCGCCACGGATCAGTACATTTGATGTCTACTAAATGACAATAAGCTCTGAAATCCGATGGATGTACATCTCCAATGAGCGGCAGTCCAGCAACACTGCCAGCAGCGTAGGCATCATCTAAGATATCATCAGTGTCAACCTTGAAGGCCCGAGTATATGAGCGTTTGCCCATATCATTAACGCCGTCGCGACTTCCAGGGATTTCGCCCAATAACGTCACTGTCATCTGCTCATCCTGTATTAAGCAACTGCGCCGATAGGAATGAATTCAACCTGCGGAGGTCGATTTGCAATCCTAGCAAGATGCTGATTTGCTAGGTTTCCGTTTTGCCTGATTGCAACCCACACTGCTTGCTGGCCTTGGCCTTGATCTCTTAAAAACTGCTGAACCTTAAGCGTGTGCGCTTCTGTTGATCCTTTGACGGCTGCACCTGCTACCTGCGGCTTCCACGCTAAAAGTATATTCTTTTTTCGTAAGGCATCGTTGAATTTCAGTTGCAGCCTTAGATTTTCAACAATTGCAGGATCAGCACCAGCATCGATCATTCTTTGCAGCATTAAACTTCTTTCGGTTTCAAACCCCATCAGAATCAGAGTTTGATCTTGCGCTGCACGCAAAGCAGTATTGACTTCCTCCATTGCTTTTTTGCGTTTCTCCAATTCGTCAGTCATTCGCATTGCTAGTTCTAAAGCGATAGCTTCATCTTCCGTTACGCCTCCAGTGGCCCGCAACCGTGCTATCATTTGTTCTCTTTCGGTCTCTATGCCTAATAGAACTCTGTTTTTGTCTAATGTTTCCTGTAGAGTTTTTTTGTACTCATCAGCCCCAGCCTTTTGTTTTTCCAACACTTCATTCTGTGCAAGCATGTTCCTTAAGGCATCAACATTCAAATCAGGCACAGCGGCTATCATTCGTTCAATCATTAACTGATCTTCTGTTGCGCCATTCAAAATTCTTTGGTTATCAGTCGCCTCTTGCAAAGCATTTTTGTATTCCTCCTCTGTTTTGTTTCGTCTTTCTAACGCATCATTATTTTCAAGTGTTTGCCTTAATCTTTCTTGGTTTTCTGGAGACACGCCAGCATCGTGCATTTCACGAAGCATGATGCTTCTTTCAGTTTCAATCCCCAGAAGAATCAGTTCTTCTTGTCGTGCCTCTCGCAACTTTTCATTGAAGTCAGTCAAGAGTCTTGCATAACCCTCCATGGCTTTCGCTCTATCGCTTGGAAGCATATCTGTTTCTTCAAGCAGCGTTTTACCGAACACATCGATTAGCTCGCGATGCGCTTGTGCGACACCTATTTCGCTAAGACGCATCTTTTCAAGTATTTTTTCCGCTTCTATCAACGCATCGCTTTTGATTTCCAAGTCCGGCACAATGTCGCCAAATTCATTTAGGCTTTCACGATAGTGCATTACGCTGCGAATGGCATCACCGTATTCTTCAACGGTAATTTTATTTTGTGCTAATCGCTGACTTAACTCTTGGCTTGTGATACCAAGTTGTTGTTGCATCGTCGTAAAAATACTAACTTGAGAACCATGTGACTTTAGTATTTTTTCTCCCTCAGTCATCATTTCATTGATTTTGTTTTGAGCCGCAGTGATCTCAATGTTTCCTGTGCCTGCGTCATATTTAGCCCCGAACATCGCAGCAGTATTGAATCTAGCTGCTTCTAATGAAACTTGACTTAATGCGTTTCTGAATTGCTCCACACTTAATTTTCCATCGTAAACATGTTGACTTAACTGTGTGAAATTCATTCCAAGCTGATTTGCTAAAATAGCAAATATGTTGATACCAGAACCTGTTTCTGTTAACTGTTTTTGAATCGCATTTAAGTCTTCTGCGAATACATTTCCGCTTACCTTAGCCGATAAAAACGCAGTCACTAAAGAGTCAAACACTTTGACATTACCACCGGATGCGCTTGATAACTGTTGAACAATTTTTGTTGTGTCTCTTGTCGCAATTCCAGCGGCTACTAATGCTTCTGCGGCATCGATCCAATGCTGACTCCAGTTTTCTACAGCACCGCCCGACATTCCCAGTAAAGCATTAAGCCTTTCTTCTTCGATTTGTGCTTTTTTCATCGCCTCAGTTGCTTCTGCCAAGGCATCTTCAAAATACCACCATGCGCCAATAGCGGCAAGCAGTCCCGCAGGCACAGCAACAGCAAGCATGATACCCAACTCAACGGCAGCGGCTCCCGCCACGATAGCCAACGCAGAAACAGCGGAGGCGACAACACCTATAGCAATCGCGATGCCCACAAATAGAGCCGCAATTAAAGCGAATGCACTCCACTCGAAAATCATTTTTTTCGTCGCTTCACTCAACGAGTCTATTTTTTTGACCATTGAGTTTATGAAATACAAAACCTTAGTAATGCCTGGCAATAAAATTGCGCCGATTTCACGTCCTATCAATTGAAGGTTTTCTTTGAACTCAAGCCACTGGCCCATCAACGTCATGTTGATTTTTTGTGTTGCTCCATAAAAACGTCCTCCTTGTGTGGTCGCATCTCTGAATGCTTGAGTCACTTCACGCACTGTTATCTTGCCTGCCTCCATCCTGAATCGCAATTGCTGTAGACTTTCGCCTGTTCTTAGCGAAATATAAAACAGAGGATTCATGCCTGCGTTTACCATCTGCAACAGGTCTTGCCCCATGAGCCTTCCTGACGCGGACATTTGACCGAAAGCAATACTCATTCGGTGAAATTTATCAGCATCTCCGAGCGCAACGTCACCTATTATTTTTACGAGTTCTGTTGTCTTACTAAGAGAAACACCGAACTGACCAAGGATTTTTGCTGAGTCTAAAAAGTCCTGAGCACCAAACGGGCTTTCAAGACCCAGTTTATAAAGCTCCTCAATCATGCCCTTAGCTTCAGAAGCAGATCCAGTAAGAACTGCTAATTGCGTAGACACTAATTCGAACTCTGCTGCAAGTCTTACCGCCTCACTTAAGCCTTCAAAGACGTTTAAGACTACTTTGAGTGCTGCTGCTTTCAGTGCAAACTTATTTAACGCACTTTCTGCGCCAGCCATACCAGAAATAAAGTTGCTGCTATTTGCATTCAGGTTGACTGCCAGTGCGCCAACGTAGCTTGCCATCTTATTTCCCTGTCGTTGCTGCTGCCTGCTGTAATGCCGCTGTAATCAAGACGGAAGATTGTTTTACAGTGTTATCCTGATCACGCTGTTCTACCCACGGCGTGAAATCTGCTGCCTTCATATCGCAGCCTAAATACGTTGCGATAATCTCACCGATGATGCTTAACACATAAGTCACTGATCTTGAACCAATCGGTTCTATTAGATCCTTGGCGTGCCATTCATCAAACTGTTGCGGAGTCATTTCGTTTAACATCGCATCAACATCGATTGTATGCGCAACGTTTTCAGCGAGACGCATCGCCGTCATTCGGCGGGCGTCTCCACGGAGTTTTTTATCGTCTCCTCAATATCCTGCTTTGACATTCCACTGAGACGCTGGCAGGCATCGACAATTCGCTCCATCAATGACGCAGACTTCTTGCCTAACGCAATAACATCTGCCTCAGTGAATATCTGCTTGCCGTCGTCGTCTCGGCAGCAGGCCACGACCAAACGCTGGCGAAACTCGATGAGCTTCTCATCGTTTGTTTTGCCGCCTTTACTCATAAATCCTTTTTCGTATTTGCTGCGATCTCCTGCTGTCATTCCATGAACAGGGATAACAGCTCCTTCACCGAACTCGGGGATCGGAACATCCTCACGCGGCATTAGGTTTTGGGTATTAAGAAAAACATCTCTACTAATTACTAAGCGAGTCATTTTCTACTAAACTTTCCTTAAGGTTTATTTTTACATATCGTCATCAGAGTCTTCGTCTTCATTGTCCATCTCGCCATCTCTGTACTTCTGGCGATCCGATGGATCTATGCACTGCGCAAGCATCTCTCGTGAAACCAACACGGCCTCACGACCAACCTTCCAGTTTTTACACACTTCTTCGGCCTCAGCGTCGGCTGGCTCTGCATCGCCGTTTTCGACCAGCAGTTTCCCGCCGACCTTATCGACTTCCATGACCGCTCCAAGCGGCCACCACAGCAATCCCCGCTCGTCGGTAATGACTTGCGGATCGTCCACATACGCCGCAGCGACATTTAAGTCGCTGCGGATCAATTTAATTTTCATTGTTTTTCCTTATGGGTATGTCATCAGGCCAGTGATTTTCAGCTTTACGTCTAACTTCAATCCATCATTCATTGCGCCAGTAAAACCAATACCAACTGAACACGAAGTAAATACATTCGTGGTTGGCGCAGTATCTGTCGTAGTGACATTCCACACGCAATCCGCTGGAGTTGCGATAAAAGCCGTAATTGCTTTGTGTCCAGCCAATGCTGGATCATAAAAAGCTGTGAAGTTGAAATTTCCGCCTTCTGAATACCCAGTTTGCGAGTATGTTTTTCCAGCACCACTTGTATCGATCGTAGTCGAGTCGTAGTCTTCTGTCTGTGCTCCGTCATGCGAAAAGTCGATGATTTGTGCAACCGCTGTTAAAACGGATGAAATCGTTTGTTTAATTACTGTGCCTTTTACTTTTACTTTAGCCATTGAACTGTGCTCCTTTAAGCAATGTTGAACTGAACATCTAAATCTAGCGTCACCACATGCACACCTACGTCTGAGCCATCGTCAGGAGGCTCATAACTATCACTTTCATCGTTCATAATTACCGCACCAATCGTGAAGTTTCCTGCGGCTCCAGTGTAATCTTGAATAAATGTTCTGACTGCATTTCCTAGCGACTCAGCCTGTACTGATGTTTTTGACTTGCAATCGATATCGAACGTGATGAACCTCAGTTTTCCACTTGCACCATCCAGCGATGCGTTTTCTTGTGAACTCATTTGCGTGATGATCACATACGGAAACACTGCTTTCTGTGGTGCTTTAGTGACGTAGACTCGCGTACCGCAAATAGCAGTTATAGTTGCCTCTGTTGATAATAATGCGACCAGACCGCTTTTCATTTATATGCTTCTTTTAGCATTTGTTTTCGCGCGCCTACAGCAAAAGCAGTAGTTAGTAATGATTTGCTAGACATTACATGTCTAATAACAAAAGCAGGCATCGTTGATTTCATGCGTCCAACGTATAACCGATTTCCCTTAATGCCCCATCCGTTATTAACATATCTCTTCTTCGTCCCTAAGATCGGCCAGTGCAAATTCTCTGCACCAATACCACTGCCTTTTTTACCAGCCGCTTTGCGTTCTAGCCTTCTTGCCGTACCAAGTGCTTGGGTATATGCGTTTTTTTTTCCGACTTTAACTCCTACTTTGAGAATCGATTTAAGGGTAAATCTTGCCTTGAATTTCCCGAATGAATAGCCTATTCCTTTTCGTGCTTGCTTGAACTTTGCTGGGATATTTCGTTTCAGGATCTTTACTGTTTGCTGACCTTCTGCTCGTAGACCTGCTTTTATAATGCGTGTAAGTTTCGGCCCTTTGAACTCACGAATTCGATTGCGAAGTACCGCTAATTGTCTTGGATCGATTACAACCTGAATCTTGATAGCCATCACACCGCTCGCTTAGTCTGAATCTCAATTTCTCTGTGATTCAGATCAATGTCAATCACACTCAGGATCTCATAGGTGACACCCTCAGAGACTAATCGCATTGCTGTCGTAGCGTTTGCCAACTCTGACGAATACTGTGCTTTCCAGACATGCGAGACATCTGCGTTGACTTGATTCACCTTCCAAAACTCACGACCACCTTTCGACATAACGCTCGCGAACGTTCGAACATAAGTTCCCCAATTGCTGCCCGTCGTAATATCCACGGCCCCGTGAGCATCAACAGTCGTGCCTGTAATGCTCTGGATCGTGATTGACTT